TGAAGCGACCTGCATCTTGCCGTAAGTAACTACGCCCGTATCAATCGTCCATACCGTACCACTACCTGATACGACTATATCACCTTTGTCCCCATCAGATACTCCACCCGTAGCGTAGTTCGGTATGTTCAGAGCATTACCGGTCAAGGTAGCCGCGCCCGATGTACCAGTCGTTGTGAGCGTAATCGGTGATGATAGTTGCTGCCGTAGCAACTGCACAATCAGATATAGTCGATTAGTATTAATCATCTTGATCTGTATACGAACTGTTCAACGTGGTCGATTCTGCGATTATGCTCATGTAGCTGCTGCTCGTGCCGGATGACCGCATCCGCAGCCACATCTATCTTCTTATCGATCTTGAATAAGAAGTACAGTATCACGGTCAGTAGCGCAGGAATAGCCGTGACCGTTATCCACTTGTGCGATTCTGTAAGTCTGTCGAGATTGCGCGGGGTCATAGGTTATGGTTAGAATGTTCCTGATGCGATTTGTAACCATTCGCTACCTCTTTTCTTTAGCTTCAGAAAAGACATATTATTGTCGAGAATATCAAACTGACCTCCGGGGATTTTAATGCTTGCCCCGTCCAATACAGCCAAACTAAACGCCCCGCCACCCGTTGCAAAAATCGTGAGCTCCATACCTTCAAATCCGCCCGTGATCGTTGCGAGGTCTTCGTTGCCGGTGATTGCGATCTCAACGATGCCGTAGATGTAGGTCGGGTTATATCCGTCAAGCTGCAATTCATCTGAGCTGGTATTAAACTTATATCCAGTTGTCGTATCAGCCGTCAGCGTAGGATCAGCAGCAGTAAACGAAAATCCTGATCCATCAAATATGCCCCGAACCGTACCATGAACTGAATTAGTATTATCATAATAGCCCATTGACGTATCAAAGTAAAAAGAATCAATAGCCTTAACAAATATTAAATCGCCAGTATTACCGTCTGAAGTCCCATCAAGCGTAATTTGATAGAGCGCACCCGTAGCAAGTCCACTACCTCCAAGAGCCGCAATCGCTTGTGCTTCGGTCAGAGCATAGGATAACGTACCACCACCTCCGCCCGTATTCTGTGCCACTAACGCATCGACCATGTTATCCAAGTCAACACCGATCGAAGTGTACGTTACATCTGCCTGCACATCGTACCAACCTTGATAAATACTGAACTGATCCTGATTGCTATTCTGAACAATAAAGACCTGATTCGTATTGCGCTTGTAGGCAACATCGCCCGCAGGAATACTGAACTGCTCAGTCCATTGCAATTCATCGTACAGGTTAGTCGCACGAGTTAGATTATACCTACTCACCACAAACGTGATCAGATTGGTATTACTATCGTATGTTCCGTCTATCGTGTACGGTACGGTGTTGGTGAATGCCATTAGTCTGTTATAATGAATCCGACCTTACGGGGTCGGAATCGATTTGAATTAAACGATAGGAATGTAACACTCGGTAAAGATACCGTCAGGGATTGCGTAAGGGCAAGGTAAATCAGCATTCTGCCATTTTACAGTTACCTCGTACGTTACTACTGACTTCAGATCGTCAGCGATAGGCATCTTCGGAGTGATGTTTACAGGCGCACCCGCAGACCAGATTTTTGTCGATGTACGAAACCATACAGTGTACTCCGTAGAGTTCTTGATGGAATTGTAGAAATCGCAGTTATCGGTTGTAGAAGCATCTTTGTAAACAAGGACGTGTGATACACCACCGTTCACAAATTCAGCATCTCCAAAGCCGGGCAGTTCCTGGGAAGTGCCGCCATCGTAGTTACCTTGAGTTGCCCAGATAACGATAGCGTTACCCGCAGCGAGTGCAGAGTTCCATTCAGTATCGTCAGAAGGATCGGTAAATGATACCGAGTTCTTCACGAATGCTACCGAACGTACCCTTCCATATTCGTAGTCAGGACATGGGTTACAAGTGTACTGAGGAATTGCACCCCCGCCACAAGTTGAAGTAGGATAATATACAGACATTTTAGTTTTGTTTTAACATGGTGAACATGAACTGATACAATTGATGTCGTAATCAATAGTCAATACGTAATCCATTGCAAAGTATATCTGCTCCGGCTGCACTGGATAATCGGTAATCGGCATTTTATATTCCGATGTGAACACGGTGACACCATCGAAGTTACTTACTCCTGCGTCAACGATTATGCCCTTCACACCAGAGAGTGAACTGAAATCTGATTTATTGAATTGGTTTGAAACACCACGAGCAATTCTGAATGCAAGCGATTGCTCATTCTCTTGGATCGATCTGCGGTTAGCAAATACAATCATCCTCATCTTAGCTTGCTCACGCCCTAATGTATTGGCATCTCCGAACTGATTCGGATTATCGATCTGCTCAGTCGACAAGCAGCGGTGATATACCACTACATTATACCGATCATCGAATCCGCTGAACTCAGCCGAGCCTGATAGTGTTACTATTGCGGGTATCGTTTCGGTCTGTCGAGGCAGTAGATTGCATAGCCCTTGCAGATTCGTATTGAACTGGGGAGCATTGAAGCTGATCGCTGATAGCTTAGTGTTGATCTGATCTACTATCTCAGTAATGTATGGCATCTATTTGAATGCGTTATTTACAAACTCTTGCACTATTGCATTGACTTGCTCCAACTCAGATTCAGACAATGCCCATATATCGTTACCGAATCGCTCTGCAAGCCATACGGATTTCTGCGCATCAGTAGGATTGTCAAACCCTAAGCCGTACTCAGTGTCGCTGATTGCGATTACCTTGTAGTTGTTTTCCATTGCACCAGTCAGAGAGAAAATGACATCGGTATCAGAGGTACGATTGTACTTGCCGATTCGTACTTGCAAATACTTATCGTTGTACTTTCCAATCGGCGCACCCGTAGCACGTTGCCCTTCGTTGTGGATGCGGAACTTAGTTTCGCCATACATAGCCTCGCTGATCGTACGGAGTAGCTTATCCGTATCGGTCAGGCTTGCCATACCTTTGACTATGTAGTCAACGCTTGCCACCTTTCTTACGACCTCCGCAGTTACAGCCCATTGTTAGAAGAATTGTGCAGCAGTACGGATCTGAACCGGTGAGGCGCAATCAAGGCAGCAATCACAATCGAGATACATTCCGTCCGCTACTTGTTTCAGTGATTTTTGATATTCTACTTCGTACTCTGCTCGCAGGTCTTTCATCTGATTCATACCGATGGTAGTCCACTTGCTCAGAGTAGTCGAGTAGATAAGTTCAGTCAGGAACTCAATACCGCATAGATACCAGAATGCACGACTGAATAAGTTTTTGTTCTGACAGATTAGCCCCTCCCAAGAACAGGTTACGTTGAATATACCCGATAACCCGTAGGTGTTGGAAGTGAAAGCCCCCTGTGCGATAGAATAAGGGCGAACAGCAGCACCGCAACAGTCATTGATCTGAATGTTCTGTGTCGTGTCCATTGAAACGCAATCGACAGTGCCGTCAGTTGTGAACTGACAAGCAATCCTTAACGGTTGCGCGTTGGTTGTAGAGGTTATGGTTAGATTGATCGGAATAATATTCCAACCTTGATTAACCAAAGTAAAAGTACTTTGCTTATAAACTTCAGCCGTATCTAAATCTGCAATTCGGATTGTAATAATTTTACTAATATCAGCAGCATCGTCTAAGTAGAATGCTAACTGCTGAACATTAACCTGCAATAATGGTGAAGGTGTCCAATCAATTAAATCTGCCTGAATTAATTCTATTGCAAATCCATTCTGAACATTTATTAAAGGCGTGTTGATCGTAGTTGAATCAACAACATTGCCCAAATTAAATCCCTGCGCTAACGACTTTAATCGATACTTAGCACCCATTGCCTCACGTACATCGAGCGCAAATCTTCTCTCAGCGCGATTCTGCACCGTGTTCCATACAGATAGGAACGTACCGTTTTCTTCGTCTGTAATCGAATTGAATTGCTTTATACTAAGACCCGGCAGATCGTTAATATAAAGAGAAGATGGGGCGGAGGCTGAACCTCCGCACCACCTTATCCCGATGTAGTCGTTAAGACAACCCATCCCGATTAGCTATTAGTAATAGCGTAACGGAGTGTACCATTTTGACCTTGGATCACGTCTGCACCATCATACGCATCGGTAGGAACAGTGAACAGATCGTAACGCTTCTTCACGATCAGGAGCGTACCACGAGCGGCTGAAACGCCTGAAGCGGCGATGTAACCGTTAGTGATGTTAGCAGCCAAATCTTCGGGGCAGTCAATGTACTTCACCTGCAAATCGAACTGTACGTTAGACAGTCCGTTTGGAGTCCAACACTGAACGCGAGGATCAGTGATAGTAGTGAAGAAAGACGAACCGCGCTGACCTGCGAATGCACCTACGTTATCCAAACGCTCGATCAGATGTGTTGAGCCTTCGCTGAACAATCCGATGTGCTGCGCACCCCAAGTAGTACCAGTTTGACCTGATCCGTAGAACTTGAATCCCATCGCTTCAGCCATTGCCATTGGGTTGAAACCGTCACCGGCAGCAAGACCTCTGAATTTGAACTGAGTAGCGAACTGATGGAAGATAGAACCAAGCGCACCAACGATAACAGGAGATCCGCAGAACTCGTTGTTCTCAGCGTCAGCAAGCAACTTAGTCAAGCCAGTGCCAAGATCGTTGATCGTTGCATCCTGCTCGATGTTCACTGTTACTGCAGAAGCTGATCCGGTAGCTTTGTGCTTACCGAAGTTCGATGCCATCTCAGTAGTCAGTACATTCTCCATCTTCTGATACAGACCGTTCATGGCGTGCAGTACAGAGTTCAAGTGCTGAGCCATCATCTGCGTTGCAGGCTGACCGATTGCTACGGTACGAGATGCATCTTCGCAGTACTGACGGATAGTATCATCCGGAACCCATACGCCTGTCTGTACGAGATTGTCAACAGTTACATCGACTTCCTTGAAAGCCGGAATAACATCGACCGCGCACGTGTCAGTAGTAGATACCTGAGATACCGTAGTACGTGGCATATATGCAACACGTGCAGTACGATAGTGACCGCCACGATTTACATCGCTGATTACGTTAGGACGATCTTGAGAAAGTAATAATGAATTTAAGAAACCCGGCACGGTAACTTTATGCCCAGGATAGTTTTGCCCTGCTATAGACTCTAAGTGCAATAGAAGGGCTTCACAATAACCATTAGCCATTTGCTATGAGTATTTAAGAAGTTAGTCAATAATTGTAGAGGTAAAAGACCTCTGGCATTATTGGCTTTCGCCCGAATTATTGCCCTTGTTAGAGCCGTATCATTGGATCAGTTCACTTACATTGAGCCGGATCGGAAATCTGCAAGTGCCTTACTTACTTGTGACTTTGCGATCTGGTTGCCTTGCGTTTGATGCGCAGGAGCAGGGGTACTGGTAGTGGTAGTAGTCGTTGCAGGTTTAGCTATTTTCAGCAGCTTATTACTTGCAAGTACATTATCGGTAAAAGTACGAATATCTATTGCTTTATTTTCGATCGTAAATGGCAAATCTGGAGTTTCTGCATTAACTAATTTAATGCCCTCATCGGTGTAAACATACTTGCCTCCCTTTGCTTTCAGTTCGCGCTCCCATACATTACGGGCAGTCATCACCTGAATGTCTTTATCTACATCACCGGCATAGTCGTAATTGCCAAACATCGAATTTATTTCTTTGTCAGTTAAGGTCGAAGTCCATTTCTGATTAATCGCCTCTACCTGTTTAGCAGCGTTTGCATTCGCCTCATTCAGCAGCTTCTGAAGTTCAATAGCTTTGTCAGCCAGAGCCTTCTTCTCACCACCGGTAGCAGTGATAGACTTGTCCTTTAACTCGCTTATCGCATTGGCTAACAACTTGATACGGTTGTAGCTATTCTGTTCTGCAAAGATCGATGTCTTAGAATCCTCATCGAATCCCATCTCATCGAGTACCTCGCGCATCTTGGCATCGACCCCGTTTAGAGCAGTAGCGGTAAAATGTTTCTTAATGTTTCCATTGATCTTAGCCTCTGCCTCAGTCATCAGAGATCGGCTAAATGCCTGAGCAAGATTATCGGGTATCGCGATTTGCGATAGTGCCGGATTGGATACTACCGCTTTCAACGCTTCATCGGATGAATCGAAATCGACCCGCTCCGCAAACTGATGTAGAAATTCTGCTATTGTCATGGTTTAGATGTTTTAACCGTTTTTGGTTCGACTGTTGTTAACTTGGATTTGATTGAAGCGGCAATCTTTGCATCGTCTTCACCCTTTGTACGGAAAATACACTCACGATCTACTCCTTTCTTCATCAGCATTTCACGTACATTCTGCTCGTTGGCAGCAGGAAATTCAAACCAAAGCTCACCGTTACGAATTACTTCTATCATTTAGCGTAGAATTATTACTACAAATATACAATTATTCTGGTATCAAATCACGCAATCTCTTTGGAACAATGGCAGTCGGAACGCCCGAAAGCTGATGGTTACAATTCCACCCGCCTCGATTGATCCTGAAGTTAGCCGTGTTCGTGCCGTCTTTCATCCCCTCAGGTAGTCCTGTCTTATCATACAATGGTACGGTTACATCGCAAATATGCCCCTCCAATAATGCGGGTATCTGGCTAATGTGGATGTATTCAAGGCAATCCCCACGACCAGATGCATCGATCAATTCACGACAAAAGTCGCGTGAGGTTTCTTTGAGCGATCCAGAATACTTGAACCAAACGAATCCGAGGTCATCGGTCAGCAGGCTGTTGTACGTAGCGGAATACGTATTGAGCGAATCGGTAGCGATCAGGCTTGCATACTTGGTTAGCGTACCCTTGCCACCATCCTCAGCGAGTAGAAACTTTCGAGCCTGCTCAGTGAACTCCTTACGTGTGCCGCCCGTTGTGATCGCCTGGTTCAGCATCGCACGGATCGGAGCAGAGATATTCACACCCATTGCTTCGCGCCCTAACTGATCCGTGACCGATTCAATGGCTAACTTCTGCACCTCCTTGACAATCGCAGGTGCGGTGAACTTACCCGCTACGGCAGTGAAGTACTGAGCCTGAATAGTGCTTACCTTATCGTAGGTATCGACAAGGTTAGCGAGTTCTTTCTTGTACTGACTATCGAAGATCGTATTAGTTAGTTCCTCTTTGATCTTACCAATCAGCCTGATGTTCTTCATCGATGGCTTGATCCTACCGCCTTTGTCCGTTTCCAGATCAGCCGATAGTTCAAGGATACGGGCATACATATCCTGCTCCACTTTAGGCAGTCTACCATTGAACCGATCTAATGCTTCGGCAATGGTATCCTCAAGGTCGGCTATAAGTTTCTCAG